GTCTATCTTGCTAGACAAATGCACTTGCTCAACATATACCGCAGAGGCTTTCCTTATTATACTTAATTCCCAAGGCTTTAGGGTAAATCCATTTTGCTCTTGCCACGATGCTAACTCTTGCCAACTAAATGGTGCTTGCCCCATCCCTGTGTTCATACAAGCACCAGCACTCATTAAGTAATCAAATAAATATCTGCAAGTTAAATCTGGCCACATTATTTCTGCGCCAGATTCTTCGTACTGCTCTATTCTACTTAATTCCTGCTTATCAGGTATCGTGTATAACCATACATAATACCTAACAAATGTTATTACCTCGTTGGCAAGCTCGGCATAAAATTTTCAGTTTCATTCAGGAACTTTTCTACCTGCTCAGTTATGTAGTTCAGTTTTGGATTGCTGTATAAAGCAAATGCACCGCCATCAATAGGGAAGTTATCAATAGATGCTGTCACTGCTGCATAAAACTCAGCTTGTAACTGACGTGTTTCTTCTGCGGCATTTTTAGATGCTTTGCCACGCAACATAGCAATAGATCGTGTTTGAACTGCGTTATCTAATTTGTATTTAGCATTAACAAATTCTTTAGAGCCTGGGCCATAAACATTAATCAATACTTTCTTACCATTAAATAACAAGTCCTCACCTTTTGGGTTGAGAACTGTTAGGCTTGCCGTATCTATTGTTTCAAACTGCGATAAATCAAACTCTTTGGTCATAATACTCTCCGTTAAAAAAACTCCGTAAAAAGATGAGGCGCGTGACGGAGGAACACGGTTTGTCAGCTAATGCTCTAGCCTCAAAACTTATTAAGGTGCTAATACTTCAACAATGCCAACACCTGCTGAGTTTGTAGTAATAGACAAACTTACAGATGCCATACGCATTGTATCAACGCCACCAGTGGCTTTTTTCAATGACAATGTTTTAGCTTGGAAGTAATCAACATCTGAATCTGGATAAGCTACTTTAAAGCTATAGTTGCTGTCTGAAAGTAAAGCTGCTTTCAAAAGAACCATACCTGCGTCATCAGAGTTGTAGCCAATTGATAAGGTTTTAGTACCCTCATTGAATGAGCCTTTATATTTATCTGTGCCGCGAGTGTTGATTGGATTGAAAGTAACTTCTGCATATTCACGACCATGTTCACCACCGTCATCAATATTACCAATTACTGTCCATGTTAAAGCAGCGTAGCCAGTTCCATCAAATGTTGCTGGGGCAGCTGCACTAATACTAACTACGGTTCCTGCTACGGTTCCAAGTGCCATAATAATACTCCTTAAAAATTAAATTAATTGCTATGAACAATACGGAAGTCAATGGTGGAGTAAAATATACCTACTTCATCATCTCTAAAATCCGCATTAACCACGTCTTTTATTACACTATCAGTTTTGACCCCATTAAACGTGCCTTGCCTATGGTTACAAGCTGCTACTACTAATGCAGCGATTTCCTTAACTTGAGGATAAGTATTCGCTGCAATAGTAACTTGAACTCTGCTTCTATATATTTCAGAAGTTAAACCGATAGCAGTTTGTTCTGTGCTAGATACTAACATATATGCTATAGCTGGCAAAGTTGTTCCTAGTGGTATTAAACTAGGAAAAATTCTTACTTTAGGTACTTGCACTAATAATGGTGCATTTGTAGAAAGTAAATTATATATGACTTTTTCGGCTGACATCAATCACTTCCTTCAGGCGCTACATTATTAATACCTTCTTTTGTTAATCTTTCGCGGATCTTTTGCGCCACCGCGTCAACAGCTTCATTTGCTTTACTATCTAACGCTGGGCGCATATATGGTTTAGCAACTGCACCTGGATGAGATACTTGTGGAGTTTTTATAGTCTTGCCGTCTTTTGCCACAAAACGTAACATCCCACCGTCTTTACCCTTAATAATATGAGCAGCCGTTCCAAACTCAACAAATGTAGCATAGAAAGCACTCTTATCTTTTCCTGCTTTGCTACTTCTACCGCCAGCCAATAAATAAGCCTCAACATGGCCTTTTTTTGCATTACTACCTGTTCTTATGCTTTTCTTTAATTTACCATATTTAATTGGTACATTCTTTTTTGCTTCTTTTGCAATAACACCTGCTCCAGCTCTTAAAGCTGCTCGCATGATATTCTTTTCAATCTTCAATGGCAATGATTGAAGAAACTGACCAAGCTCCTTACCACCACGGATTCTAATTGTATCATCCATTTTGAGAGTAGTCCTCAGCAGTAAATTCCATTGCTTCTTTCCTACCGATCTCAGCAGGTTTAGTTACAATCTGCAATATCCTGTTATCTCTATCAAGCATAACAATTCGCATTGTTGCATTAATACCAGCGTCATACCTAACCAATACTTTGCATGGCTGTTTAAGTAATCTTAAATCACTGTTAGTAGATTCTTGCATACGAGTTGTAATGTCTTGAACATTTGCCCAACACTCTTTGTATGTATCCCATGAGATAATTTCAGAACCATAATTCTCATCTTTGGTTACTGTTTTCTTCTCTATGCGAATGTATCTATCTAATTTTCCAACTTGCATTATACGCCCAACCCTAGTCGATATGATTGTAATAAGTTATATACGCCCATTGGCAATGAGTTAAATGTTACTCTTGAACTACCTAACATATCTTCTTGGCGATTCTCATACAAGCTACCAATTAATAATAGCATGGCTGATTTTATTGGATTTGGCAAAGGTGCTAAATTAGTACCAACAGTTTTCGTGTATCCAGCCACGTATTCAATAACTACTGCCGTTTCACGAGTGACTGTGTTTGGCCATGTTTTATTTACCTCTAAGTAAATAACAGAATCAAAATAATCAACATAATAAACAGAAGGATCTAATGTTTGAAGAACATTTGATGTATCGTAATATTTTACTGATACTACAGATTGTACAGGAGCTAAAGGCAACTCAATAGCATTTTCAAACTGACTTAATGACATAGTGACTGTTTGTGTTGCTAAAGCCCTACGAATGTACTGCTCACACCATTCTCTTGCAGAGGATATTAGCAATGTAATGTCTGAATCATCAGGATGAGCTAGTGGGTATCCAAACGGCTCTATTCTAAGATGGCTTCTTGCTTCACATAAAGTAATCGGCTCTGAAGTTACTTGAGTTGTTATCTTGTATTTCATATTATATCCTTATAAAACTACCCATTTAGCTCCAGTTGGAACGGTAATAACAACACCACTGTTTATTGTAATAGGCCCTGCTGAATGTGCGCTTGACCCAGCAGGGATAGAATAAGACACGCTTGCTGTTCTGCTATTTACAATAAATGGCTGTGTTGCATTAATAGTTGTACCTGTTACTGTTGTTGTAGCAGCAATAGATCCTGGAGCAATAAATGTACTCGGAGTGCTTAATGTAACTGCCCCTGTAGAAGCCGATGCTGTAATTTGGTTGGCTGTACCAGCTATACTTGATACTCCGCCAGATGTTCCGTTTGAAGCAGCTGTGATTCTACCTTGTGCATCAACGGTAAGGTTTGTGTTGGTGTATGACCCTGCGGTAACAGCTGTGTTAGCTAATGAAATAGTACCACTTGCTGTTATTGGGCCGCCTGATAGTCCTGTGCCTGTTGCAACGCTTGTAACAGTTCCTGTAGTAGAGCTAGTACCTGCACCAATAGCCGTTCTGAATGTTGCCGCGTCTAAAGAAGAAACGGTGTTGTCAGCGTTCATTCTAGGAAATGTAATTGCGCTTGGGTTGGTTAGCGTAAAGAAGTTACTACCTACGGTGGTTGCGCCTAGGTTTGTTCTTGCGGCAGTATTTGTAGTTGCACCTGTACCACCGTTAGCGATAGCTACTGTACCTGTTACGTTTGTTGATGTACCTGTTACGTTACCTGCTGCGGTAATGTTATTTGAAATAATTGCTCCGCCAGGCATATTGTAGTTAGTGCCATCGTAGTACAAATATTTAGTGCCAGAGTTGCTTAAATAAATTACACCTGTAGTGCCACCAGTACGGTAAGTAGTAATGTCACCGTTGACTACGTTTAAACCTGTAGAAACACCAGAAGTATTAGGGGTTATTATGGCGGTCGTAGAGTTTATTCTACCTGCAACTGCTGATGCTGCTGCGCCAACCCCGACAGAGTTAAACTGTGAGTTTTGTGCAGTGCTTGTAAATGTAGCCGCAGAGCCTGTGGTGTTTTGGTTAAGCGTTGGAATATCAGCCGCAACAATAGCTCGGAATGTTGGAACTCCTGCCGCACCGTTTGGCGCTGCTAAGAATGTATTAGCTGTCTTACTTGCATAGGGATTTAATGTATCGCCATAATTCGCAGACAAACTAATTGCTGGGGTTGAGCCACCTGATGAGGCTATTGGAGAAGTGCCTGTTACAGATGTAACCGTACCTGCTCCAGCTGCTGCATTGACCCAGTTAGTACCGTTGTAGGATAGTGTTTGACCGTTTGATGGGCTTGTTAAAACAACATCGCCAAGGGCTGACAATAAGCCAGCCCCGACTTGAACAACTGATGTGCCATTATTGATGTAAACTTTTCTGTCTGCCATGTTTACACCTAACTCACCTGATAACAACTCAGATGTGTTAGGCACTTTAGCGGCAGTATTGGAACGCTTTGGTTTTATTACATTTGCCATGTGGCTTCCCTTTCGTTGCTATATAGCAGGGTTAATGTTACTTAGAATGTGCCACCGTCAATCGTTATACCATCAAATGTAGTTAAGTTAGTAATTGAGCCGCCTGTGATAGCCACATTGCTTGCCGCTTGCGTGGACATAGTGCCAAGCCCACTAACTTGAGTGTTAGCGATGGCAATGGCAGTAGAAGCCGCAGCAGTTAGTTGACCTTGGGCATTTACAGTAAAGGTACCTACGCTAGAAGCTGATCCGTAAGAACCACCTGTAACGGCTGTGTTGGTTATGCTAAATGCGCCACCAGTTAATGTTAAACCAGTACCAGCAGTGTATGTACCAGCACCGCTGAATTGCACAAATGTAATTGCTGTGGTGCCGATAGTACCACCAGCGTTGGCTGTACAAACAAAACCTGTATCTGACTGAGTTGTACCACCTTCCACGAAGGTAAACGCATTAGGCACTTCAGCCCAAGCATCCATGTCTGCTGCGCGTGACCATGTGCTTGCCGCAGCAACGTAAATACCATTTTGTGCTGGAGTAGTTTGGTTTTTAACCAACACTCGATCACCAGCAATAACAGACACGCCATCAATAGTTTGTGGGCCTGATAAAGTGATGTTTGCAGTAGTAGCCGCAACGCAAGACGCTTTAGGGTCTAAGCCTTGTGCAACGCTATCAACATACTGTTTAGTTGCCGCATCTTGTGCTGATACTGGATCTGCAAGACCTGTAATTTTAAAGCCACCAAAAGCATAGTCAGCAGTTGGAACGGTTAAGTTGTTAATGTTTGCTGTTGTTGCAGCAGTAACTAAACCTTTGCCGTTTACAGTAACGCGCATGAATTGACCAACATTGCTGTTGACCGTTGCTAGTGTTAAGGCTTGTGAGTAGTTCGCTGAACCATCAAATGTGCCTGAAGCAGTTGCATCGCCTGTTAAGGCAATCGTGCGAGCTGTGGTTAAAGCGGCAGCAGTAGTTGCAGTTGAGGCATTACCAGTTAAAGGGCCAACAAAGCTGCTTGATGTGACTGAAGTTAAGCCAGCCAATGTAGTTGATGATGAACCAAGAGCAATGGCCGTTGTACCAACAGTTACGCTTGAGTTTACTAATTTAGTATTAGCAATAGAACCAGCCAACATTGTGTTGGTCACTGTTCCTGTGTCAGTAGTGTACACACCGTTCGTTACAGTGCCAGCATTGCCACTTACAGAACCAGTAATGGTGTTACTAAATGTTTTTGTGCCGCCTACAGTTTGAGTGCTAGAAGTATCAACAAACGCGCCATTACCTGCAATGGCAATAACGCTGGTAGCAGTGCCTCCAGCTCCACCAGTGCCTGTTCCGTAGTACAGAACATTCGTTTGTTCGTTAAACGCTAACTCAGCGTTTGCTAAAGATGCTGGAGCGCCAGCACCACCGCCACTAGCCCTACGTTTAACTCTGATTGTATTTGCCATGATAATTCCTTAATTAAAAATTTCCACCATCTGCTAGAGATTCTTGCCGCCTGTTATACCAAGCTGCTCCATTAAAACCTAATACATCTCCGTTAATTAAATCTTCCGCAGAAACTGGATACCCAGCAATATCTGGTGAAGCTGGCCCAGGAGGGCCTTGTGGCCCAACAGCTACAACATTTACTATCGTAGGCTCTTGATCGACATATACATCAACGATTTGTGGGGCTAAATCACGGATAACTTCAACAACATCTGTCATCTAGTAACCTCTGCTGAAATAACAACCTCTCCCTGAAGTAGTCTTGTTACCGTTCCACTTGAACTTTGTAGCTCTAGGTCATACCTAGCATTTAATGTTGGCAACGCAGATGTTCCTGTTGCTGAAACTGCTATTTTAATTGATCCATTAGACCCAAGCGTAATTCCGCTAGTGTTAGTAAGATTTAATATAATATTTTCTGTCTTAACCTGACGAACTTGCATGCGAGCAGTATAGGTTGACAAATTTATAGGCGTTCCAGTACTATCTTTCCATACAAATTCTTGAGAATAAGTTGCGCCTTGCTCAATATATAAATCATAATTTGCTGCTGGCATAACTTACCTCGTTAATATCTATTCAATTATCTACAATCATTATACCTTAAGTTTTTTTACTATGTAAACA